TGATATCTTAAATCAAACATATAATCGCCAACCGTACTATTTGGACTGTAAACCTGACTAATGGTTCGAATGTCAGATGCAGCTGGCCAGTATGCAGTATTTCCACTTTCACTTGAAGTTACACCTTGAGCACCAACCGCATAACCAAATTTTGTTACATCAAAATATTTGCCAGTTATATTATCTTGTGTAATTGGTACAACAAACTGTGCACGTTGATTAAAGTCAAAATGACGTTCGTGCATATATTCCAAAGATTCATCTAAACGATCTTCAGCTTGTTGGGGATCTATGTTTATTTGAAGTACTGGGGCACCTAGTTTTCTAAATGCATAATTGATAAAATCCTGTCGGGTGGTTATAGCCATACAAATATTTATGTATTCTCTATTATTTTATTTACTTGATCGATAATTCTCTCTTTTTCTTCACTTGCTCCCAATGTAACTTGAATATATTGTAAGTTTTCAGGATCTATTTGTTCTATTTGTTCTTTTCTATATTTTATTTCAGCTGGCTTATAATTTGGATCATAATTACTAAATCCAGGCATTTGTAGTGGACAATTTAATATAGGATAATCTAATTTTGAATATTCTTCATTATTTTGCATCAGCCAAGTATGTTTTTTGTCACCACATCCACATTTATTACAAAAATATTTTTGTGGTTCAACTGAGCTTTCTTTTAGATAGGGGCACGGTGTATTGACTTCCAAACCACCAAAACAAGACAAAACTCTGAGTTGTTTTGTTTGTAAGTCAGTTTTTTTATTTCCCAAGCCTCTAGACGCCAACGATGCAGCAAACATTATCATCTTATTAAACATAAATTATATCACCTTATAATCTATTACAATCCCTGCTGGTATTACGTATTGCTCTAAAAATGTTTTATAATTTTGTAAAGTATTATACTTGGAACTTGTTACAGCTATTTGTATATTTGAATATGTGGTTGTAGTAACATATACTTCAGTAAGGCCCAACCCAAGTAAAGCGCAAATCAAATATTTTATAGCTGGAGGAGTTCCCTTGATATTAAAATAATTTTCATCTGCTTTTACAGAAAATGTTCTTAAATTTGGTAAAATAGAACTTAATTGAGATGAAGACAAATTAGCATTTGGAAAATAAAAATCAAATAAAGCTTCTAAAAATAAAGAATGCATATACAAAGGAACTCGTATATTTTCCCAGTTAAGCTGTGCACCATATCCATAATCTTGGCTAAAAAGCCATCTTAAATAATTTTTAATAATTGGTATTATGGTTACGGAACTAGTAGTATCATTTTCATATGATTTTAAAATCCATTCTGGAAATAAAGATTGTACCGTAAGCATATCTCCAAACCATGGTTTTGTGATTGTATCATGAAAATCACTACCAAGCACTGTAAAACAGCTTTCAGCAGCTAATTGTGCTTTTGTTTGTAAATTAATTTTTTGGTTATTGTATAAAACAATCATTGTTCGTATACCAAATTTATTCCTGCAACAGATCTTGTTCCCAAATAAGACATCAATGTTGTTTGATTAGTTGATGATAATCCAGTAACATAAACTTTTACTCTACCCGGAATACAACAATCATTTTGAACTGTTACCAATGATGAATCCGATGTTCCAGAAATACTTGAACCCACAATAGCATTAACATAATCATTTAATGTGACACACCTATCTTGACCAGTGGCTTTAAATAATAATCTACTTCTGGCTTCAGTGACTGATATTTCATCATAACCTCCAGCAGGTACAGTCGTAGCTACAAATGCTGCATCTGATCTAGCAGTAATTGAAGCATTGTTTGCTGCTGCACCATTGGATACAACTGCACGAACTAGAACAGTACTTGTAGTGGGTATTTCTTTAGCAGTAATAAAATTATTTGTTACAATATAGCCTTGTGGACCGTTAATAACGGTAAATGTTTGATTATTATCTGTTGTGGAAGTTGTTCCTTTGTCAACTCTCGTCCATTTAGTTACTACTCCAGTACCAGTAACAGTTTCATAAAAACTAATGGTTCTGGGATCTACTGTATAAGGTAACTCGCATGATTGGGTTGCATAATCATAATTGGTATAACTTGTTACACTTTTTCCAGAATAAAGATTAATAGATTTACTTTGACTTGGTAAAACAGAATCTATATTAAAGAAATATGTCTGTGCTGCTGTTGTAGTTGTTGCTAGAAAAGTAGCATAATCTTCAAGAGTTGCACCAATTGCCGTAACAGTTCTATTGGTAGATGCTCCTTGTACTGGAGCAATCAATACAGAACTATTAGCTGCAATCCCCAGTATGCTTTGCATTAAAGTAGTAGTTGTCGCAAATGAATTGACATATCCAAATTGTGCATATATGCCATTATAAGCCGTGGCAGTAGCCAAAATGTTAATCAACATGTTTGCGGCACTGGCATTATTTTCAAAATCAATATCAGCTAAATCAGGTTGCTGTTTAAAAAATTTAATTAAAGAGGTTCTAATATCACTAAAATCTAATGATGCTACATTAAGATTTTTTAACTGGTATGTCATTATAGTTCTACCTCTATCGTTGTGCTAGAATTTGATTGCCCATTAATTCCATTATTTAATGAATATGTTATAAAAAATTGAAATACTATATCGGATGCGTAGTCCAGTCTGACCTTAACATCATTCATTACTGGAATTGCAGATTCTATGTATGCTGCCAAACCAGATTCCAGCGGACCAACTTGGGCTTGACCAGAAAAAATATAACTAAAATAATCTGATCCCAAATTCATATTTGAAACAAGTTCACCTTTTTGTGTTTTGAGAACATTTTCAATATATTGAGAATAAGCATTAAATCCGCTCACCATACCAATATCTTTTTTAGAAGATTTGGAATTAACTTTTTCTAATAATATTGAAAAATCTTTGAGCGCCATAATAATATTTATATCATGAATAATATCGAACCACTGCTGATTTACCACCAACATCTAATGGTGCTATTTGCGTAAGTGACAATGCTGTTTCATGTGTTCCAGAATTTGTAATTACGTGTTTAATACCCGTAACATAATATGTTGTATTTAAAACAGAATTTGTTGATGCGTAAGGAAATCCACTTATACCATTTATACGAAGATTGGCAAGTTGACCAACTTTTAATGTAAAATCACCGGCAATTGTCACGTCCACTTTTCTTCCATATTTAATTGCATCTAGAAATTCTGCTCGTTTTACTGGAGTTTCAACTGGGGTATTCCAAAAAGATGCAACATTTAATCTTAGTTTTATATAAGCTTCATATTTTGGTTTAATATCGGGACACAGACAACTATATGGTGCAGAAGGAGTTGCCCATAAACATCCCATCCAATCCAGTCCCAATTCTGTGTTAATTTGATTACATTCTTCATTCACAATATCAAAATATAAATCAATTGGCTTTGTTGTATCTAATGATGGAATAGTTTTTGGACCTGTCCAAAGAGTATAATTTGAACCAGATCCTCCACCTTCACCTCCACCAGCAAAATTTTCTGTACTGGCACACGAACCTGTTGTATAAAAACCAATAGCTTCTGCGATTTCTAAAACTCCAGGAAATCTATCAAAACATTCTTGTAACGAGGAGGGGATTCCCGTCGCCCCTCTGGTTATTGCTGCATTAGCACATTCATATGCATCTTTACTTGCTACAGGATAGAATGTTTCTTGTGAATAGTTAGTACCATATGTAATAATTTGATTTGCCATTTAATATCCTTTAACAAGTTCCGTCTACAACATTTTCAGCCCAGAAATATGTAACACTATTGTTGGGATCGATCTGTTCAATGCATACTTTTGCAATATGCATTATATTTGCAGATTCTGCAAATGTAGCTGTAGCTGGTGCGCCAATTGGTCTGTATCCAAATCCAGATGCGGCTGATGTATTTGACCAACCCGGTGGCAAATATGCTCCGCTTAAGCCTCTTTCATTTAAATTTATAGCCCAGGTTGCATCTTGACTATCATTTGATTTTGCCGAAGGATCTAATGACCATTGCTCCAACAAATGTGGATAATAGGTATTACCAGAACCGCCACATGCTCCAGACGCTGAAGCACATGCCCCTGATATTCCAGAAGAAAACAATATCTTGTTCCATTTATACCTATAAAATTTTGCACCACTTGGTAGTTCTGGCGTTGTTTCTGTTTGTGGTTGGAAATTGCCACCAGTGCCACCTGTACCAGTAGCACCATAATAAGCAGTATCTGGCTCATATCGCTGTAATACAGCAAAGAAACAATTTTCTCCTCTTTTACCCATACAACATAAAGAGTGAATAACAAAGTTTTGTTGTTCTATTTTTCTTAATTGTTCTATGGTATTTTGTATTTTAGATCCGCCAGTAGGACCAGTTGGTCCAGCAAATTCACTAGATCCACAGTTTCCATTTGTCAAAGCTTTAAAGGTATTATATCTAATATCCATTACTTTTTGTAAATTCGTACTTTCACCAGGAATAATAGATGTAGCACTAGTTGCATCTGTATCATTTTCATTAGGATAATTTGGATGAATTGGTGTCAAATCAAACATATTTTTCCACATATCAGGGCTATCTAAAAATGCCATATAGCCTTTATCACCCATTAAATTCAATACACCATATGATGATTCCATACCATATTGGTTTCCCAACATATTTGTAATGGATCTGTCATTAGTTGGTGTGCCCCCATCATAATATCCCCAAGAATTTTCAGGATAAATTAAATCACCACCAGAAGGAGCTTCAGTTGCTCTTCCAGCAACACTAACTACATCAATATTATATTTTTGACCATCATCTTGAAATTGAAAAGTTAAATTTTTTAAAGCATTATTTTGTACAGCATTAATAGCATCACTCTTAGCATCACCAGTTAATCCTGGATCAACTGTTAGATTATTTGTATCTAAGTATTTTGGAGTTTTTCTAATATAATAATAATTCTTAGATATCCATTGATAAGCTGGATTTGTAGCTAAGAAATATGCCTTGCGGTACTGTTTTCCATCAGATAATCTTTCTTCAACAGCATCACCATTATAAACAGCCACATTTACTGGTTCTTCATCTTCTGCACTTACCATTTCTCTTGAAAAAGATTTAAAATTAAATGCCCCATTCATAGAAGTCCAAAAGAAAAAATTAGGATTTTTGTTTTGATCAACTGCCATGGTTGACAAATAATTCATCATTTCAATTGCATTATCTGGCAGTGCTTCTTCTCTGTTATTAAATGGTATAAATGGTCTGTATAAGAAATAATTGGATGCAGAATCACGGTATCCCTTTACTTCTGGTTTTTCGCCAAATGTATATACCATTTGTTCTACAAATTCATCCACAGTATAAACTTGTGGGCTTTTATATCCCAATAATTGATTTAAAGAATTGGTAGAAAAATATCTATAATAATGATTTGTAAAATTTATTACTAATAAAGTTTCTTCAGTATCAGATGCTGCGTTATTACTATATGAAACGCTGGTAATATCACATTCCCATTTATCCCCATTAAAAAATTCAATAGTTAAAGTTGTGACATCATTTAATTCTATTGCACTGGCAATATCTTGTTTGTCTTTTACCAATAATGCTCCAGATGGAAGAACATCATTGATATTTTCGACTATTTCTAATCTTTCAAATTGGCATTCTTGATTTTGTCTTAAAATATCAAGACCACCTAAATAAATTGATTTTATTGTAGAATACGCTGGATTAAATCTGGACTGTGTATTTGCCATATCACTTATACTTAGTTGTTATAAAAGAGCTCTGAACCAGACCCAATTGGCTTGGAACATATGCTTGGACGGTTTTAGATACAGTATCAATATACTGTTTTACGGATACTGAAGTTTCACCCACTAATAAAGTTGGAGTAGAAGGACCAGGAGCTGGTGCTTCTGATTCTGAAGCAGGAAGTTCATCATCGATTGTTGAATTCGATGATGTTGGTTGCCTGTAAATTATTTTAGCATCTTGTGGTGTCGAAATTGATAAAATTTTATCCAAATAACTTGTTTTATTTGCTGTATAATAATTTCCGGCTGATGAATAAGATCCATCAGAATTTAATTGAATTACTGCAACATGGTCTTGAGTTGCATTGACTCTAATAAAAGGACCAGTACCACCACGCTGAGGTCCAATAGTCATACTGCCATCATAAAAAGAGGTTTCTTCAATAATTGCAAAACGTCCATTTAATTGAAAATTACCAGTAGAGCCATAATTATATGATGCTCCGGTATTTCCTATGTACGGAAGCACAATACTGCCAACAGGAAAAGCCACTCCACCTGATGTGACTCCAGCTGTAGGAAATAAAGTCATATTAATTTTTTCTTCATTATTTTTTATATATAAAGCAGCATTTTCTTCCAATAAAAAGAATGGATTGATAACATTATTTGCTGCAACAATAGCCCAGAAGCTATCTGAATCAGTGTACACATTATAGGCTGCTTCCAATAAAGTTGTTTTATTATCTATTGTAACTGTGCCTTCTTCTATCGTTGCATGCTCTACATCCAAATAAGTAAAAAAATCGGAGATTTTAAAATCACCTATACTACTGGTAAATACCGTTTTTGGAAGATTATTAAAAAATTTCATTAAATTTATCTCATATACTTTGTAGAGATTTCAGATTTAGAAAGAATACCACCATATGAAGGATCATATGTTCCTGTTTCAAATTCACTAAAAACTAATCCCAGCAAAGTAATAGATGAAGCTCCATTTGGCAAATACCTAATAACGGGATCACTTTCATCATTTTTTTGAACTTTAACTGTTTCTAATACACAAACAAGAGGCTCACCAAGCCAGTTTGCAGTAAGATTTGCTTCGCCGCCACCACGAACTCCAGTTCCTAAAGCAGCTTGATTGCCACTGGTTACCTGTAATGCCCATAAATTTTGTGGATAACTTCTTTCGGGCAATCCAGTAGCTACTGCTGGATATGAACACTTTCTAAAAGTACCTACAATATTTTCAATTTGTATTGATTCTTCTTTATTTTTTGGTATTAAAGCATATTGAAAAAAGTATTTTTTTCTTGCTTCTGAGACCATGCTCATTTCTGCTATATTACTAAATCTTCTATAGGTAGAGGTAGCAAACATTCTTTCCCAATAGAATGTAGCTGGCTGCATTGCTCGTTTTAATACATTTAATGCACCACCGCTGCCAGCATTTGCAATTCCTGCCCTAGAAATCATTGGTCCTACCGGATTATTATTACTTTCACCAAATTCGTGTGCTGCCAAATATCCTGGTTCTTTTGGCATTGGTAAACTTATTCTTGCAAATGCTCTATTAATAACCCCTACGCGGGTACGTTCAAAGTTTTTTAAAGAATATTCAGCACTATAAAACTGCATCCACAGCGGTTGTTCTTTTGCAGCAAACCCATAAGGATATTGAAATTGATTGCGGGCCATATATGAATATTTAGATAATTTCTCTAAATATTATTATGGCATACAGGACAATATTTAACCCAAAGAATCCTAAAAAATATGCTGGGGATTCATCTAAAATTGTATGCAGATCCTTGTGGGAACGTAATGTATGCAATTTTTGTGATGAACACCCCAATATAATTAAATGGTCTTCCGAAGAAATAGCCATACCTTATGTCAGTCCAATTGATAAAAAAATGCACAACTACTATCCAGATTTTTTAATACAATTTAAGAACTCAGATGGGGTGCATACATGGATGGTTGAGGTCAAACCAAAGAAACAAACTTTTTTAAAAGAGAATGCTTCAAAAAAAGAAAAGGTAACTTGGATCATAAACAATGCCAAGTGGAATGCTGCTAAAAACTATTGCAACAATAATAATTTTGTTTTTAAAATTTTAACAGAAAAAGATTTATTTTCTAATGCCAACTCCAAATAACAATTCAATTTTATCAATAAAAGACTTTTTTGATCGCCACAATGGTCTGCAAAGATCTAATAGATTTACATTATCTTTTTCTAACTTACCCGGAACACTGCCCAAAGTATCCAACAATGATTTAAATCCATTAGCAATAACAATAGGTGCCAGAGCTATAGATGGTGTTGCAGATGGTTTGGCTGGCTATGGCCCCGGTAGAACAATTCCAAGATCTCAAAAGTTTCCTCAAGGTATACTTTTAACTTTTCCAGTAACCAATGACAATATTATCACATTGTTTTTCAATTCATGGTTTAATTTAATATATTCAGGTGGAAGACAATCACCAAAAGCAGCATCAACTAATAATGCTAGGAACCCCACACGTTTTCCATATCAAGTTCAATTTTATGACGATATTATTGCGCAAACACAAATGAAGATTTCATTATTGGATCCAAATGGAAATCCAAATGTTTCATATAATTTTTTTGAAGTATATCCTGTTGAATGTTTGCCAATTGAATTAAATATGTTGAAGTCTAATGACTATTCAACATATACAGTTCTTATGATGTTTAGAGATTTTAATTTTTATCAAGGAGTCTAATTTATGGATTTGATGAGTTCTTTAAAAAGCCTGCTACCTACTTATGAAACTACTTTACCTTTTTCTAAACAAAAAGTTATTTTTAGACCTTTTAAAGTAAAAGATGCAAAAAGCATTTCTGTTATTCTTCAAGAAGAAAATAAAAAATTAGCATTAATATCATTAGTTGAGTTATTAAAAAATAATACTGAAAATGTAAACATACTAAATCTTTGCATGGCCGATGCTGAATTTTTGTTTTTACAAATAAGATCTAAAAGTGTAGACGAACAATTGAATTTGATTTACAATCAAGAAAAAATTCAAGTTTATATACCGGATATTAAACACAGAAATGAAATATCATCAGATACAATAACACTCACAGATAGTGTTTTTATTACGTTAGAAACTCCAACTATAAAAGATTTATTAAAATTAGATACATTAGATAAAGAAGACTTTTTAAAAGCATGTATTAAAAAAGTCAATGTGGGTGGAGAGGTCTTTCATGTTAATAAATTTGTTCCAGACGATATTAAAACTATTTTAGATAATCTACCTTTAAATGTTTTGCCAAAGTTTGAAGGATTTATGAAAACCCAACCAGAATTATTTGTTGTACTGGAGACACAAGATGGTGACAAGGAGGTCAATGGGTTATTACGTTTTTTTACCTTTCGGTAAAGTTTTTTGATTTAAAAGATTATTTTACAACAAATTTTACCTTAATAAATAATTTTAATTGGAGTCTATTTGATTTGGACGATATGATTTGGTGGGAACGAGAAATTTATGTAAAGATATTAGTAGATTACCAAGAACAGAAAAAACACGAACAAATGTCATCACATTATGATATGGGACGAGGAATGAATCTATGAATGAAAATGAAGTATCAATAGACGTATCAGCAGAACAAAAATCTTTCTCTGCATCATTAATGCCTTCAAGCATACAATCCGCAGAAGTTTCTTCAGAACAACAAAATGTTGTTTTACCAGAATCAATTTCTTATACGGCTACTCAACCAGATATTAAAAATTCAGCTCAAGCTGAAGTTTCAAAAACCGCAGTAGATTTAAAAATTAAATTTGATGCGGAAGCCCAATATAAAGAATTAAGAACATCTGTTGATGGTATACAGTCATCTTTATCTTCTCTAGCAAATAATGCTAGAGACTCTTGGTTGCCAAATCCAAGACCTGCTGATAAATTTGAAGAACGTCCTTTGACAGAACCTACTAATTTAATATTTGAAGCCAGACGAGAACGATTTTCAGAATTTCCCAGATGGGCATAAAAAAAGCCCCCTTGCGGGGGCTTTTCTCAATCGTTCTCCATCTCGGAGAAGTACTTTAGAGGATCCTTTTCCTCAATGTCTTCAGACACTACGGTGTCAGCCACATCATCCTCAATACTCTTGCTTTCAGTAAACTGAGCACGAATATCATCACCAACAGCCTTCTTGTAACGTTCAGAGAGTTCTGTGAAACTCTTGAACTGACTCTTGTCAACAAATGGCTTCAGAGGATACTGCTTCTT